CAAATGAAATTTATACTAAAGATTCTCAAAAGGTTACTATAGTATCTACTGATAGAGACTTTTTGCAATTAGTTAATAATCGTATTCAAGTATGGAGTCCGGTTAAAAAGAAAATGTATACGCCTGAGTCATTATCTGAAGAGGTTGGTATGCATTATAAGAATTATTTAATGTATCGTATGTTCTCCGGAGATAAATCAGATAATATACCTGGAGTAGATGGCGTTGGATTGAAAACGCTAATTAAAAACTATCCAATGCTATTAGATAAAGCAGTCTCATTAAACGAAATAAAAGAATATACATCCGACCAAGTTGCAGGATCAAAACTAAAAATATATCAAAAAGTACAAGCCGGAATTGATTCTGGTGTACTAGATCGCAACCACCAGTTAATGCAATTACAGGAAGTGGATATATCGGGAAATGCAAAAATGCTAATACTTGATAAAACACAAGAGACTCCGCAACGAACTAATATATTAGAATTCAAAAAGATGTTTATGGTTGACAAATTGTATACATCTATTAAAGACGTTGATAGCTGGTTACTTAATTCTTTTAATTCATTAAATGCTTACGCTAGCATTTGATTGTTTGAAAAATTATTATATATTTGATATATGACAGATAGATTATCGAATTTTGGATACACGTTCCAAATAAAAGCAATTACATCTTTATTAACTGATAAAATATTTCTCCAGCAGATATCTGATATATTAATTCCAACTTATTTTGAATCGGAAGCGAATCAATGGGTAGTTGAAACAATATTAGAATATAGCCGAGAATATAAAGCATCTCCTTCATTGGAAGTAATGAAGGTTAAGATGGAGGATGTTGAAAATGATGTACTTAAAACTCAAATTGTAGAACATCTTAAAGATGCATGGAAATATTCTGGTGCCGATGATTTAGAGTTTATTAAAGAGCAGGCAATTGAATTTTGCAAGAATCAAGAAATCAAAAAAGCTATATTAGATTCAGTATCATTACTCAAGAATGGTAAGTATGAAGATATTAAAGCTAAAATTGATTCGGCCTTAAAGGCAGGAGGTGATAAAGATATCGGACATGATTATATGGTTGATATTGATGCTAGATATACTGATGCAGTTAGATTCCCTCAAGAAACTCCATGGGATGTTGTCAATGATTTGACAGATGGTGGTTTAGGTAAAGGAGAGTTAGGTGTAATGGTTGCACCAGCTGGTATTGGTAAGTCTTGGGCATTAATGAATATAGGAGCTCATAATGTTAAAAAAGGCAAAACAGTATTTCATTATACATTAGAACTCAATGAGGCTTATGTTGGCTTGAGATATGATTCAGTTATAACCGGCATTGCAAATCAAAATCTTAAACATTATCAGGATGAAGTAAAAGAAAAGCTTGAAAAAGTAAAAGGTGATTTGATTATCAAATACTATCCAACCAAGACAGTATCAGTATTAGGTATCAAGTCTCATGTCGAAAAATGTATAATGCAAGGCAAAAAGCCAGATGTAGTTATTGTTGATTATGCTGATTTGTTACGAGGCCATGGTCAAGAGAAACGACATGAGCTAGAAGGTATATATGAAGACTTAAGAGGTATGGCTGGTGAATATGAAATACCAGTCTGGACCGCATCTCAAGCAAATAGATCAGCATTAGAAGAAGATGTAATTGATGCAAGTAAGATTGCCGAATCATATGGTAAAGTAATGGTAGCTGATTTTATTATATCATTATCTAGAAAGGTAACAGATAAGTTAGCTGGCACAGGTAGATGGCACGTAATTAAAAATAGGTTTGGACCTGATGGTATTACATTACCAAGTAAAATGAATACATCTAATGGACAATTTGATATATATAATGATACGTCCATTCAAGGCAAGGATGCTCAGAAACAAATGTCTAATGGAAATGAAATGGCTCGGAAGTTGTTGTCTCAAAAATTTAAGGAAATCAAGAGCGGTGATTTCGGTTAAAAAAGCTTTACTTTTTCAAGCCAAAAATAGAGTTAATAGCTCTGCGCGATCATATTTATATAAGAATTCGTTAATTATCGTATCGCGCGAGAGTATAAAATCTTTAAAAATATAAGGTCATAAAATGGGCAGAAAAAAATTACCATTACCAGAAGGAGTAATATCAATAATAGATGATGGTGATTTAGCATTGTCGCGTAAATGTCCTTCATGTAATAATGATATAATATACAAGGGAAAATCCCGAAGATGGAATGTAAAACTAGCAATTAAGAATAATAACGTTTGCACTACTTGCGCGAATATAAAAAAACAAGGATCTATACCATGGAATAAAGGAATACCAATGACAGAAGAAGCGAAAGCTAAGCAGCGACAAGTTAAATTAGGTAAGCCAATACATACAAGTGAATTTAAAGAATATATGCGTAATAATTCGGTATTCTGTCAAAAAGGTGAAAAGTCCATGACAATCCAGCGACTGTTAAAAAACGAAGAAATCAGTTATGAAGAGTATTTATCAACAAAACAGTCATTTCATTTATATAAAAGAGCAGTATGGCACGTTACTAAACAACAAGATATATCTATATTACCTAATATAGAGAAAAGAGGAAGACAGGATATAGATCTTAATGCATACCATTTAGACCATATCATATCAATTAAAGAAGGTTATAAACAAAACATACCAGCAGACCAAATTGGACATATATCGAATTTACAAATGATTCCATGGCTGGAAAATATTAAAAAGGGAACAAATTAAATATGGAACTATCATCAGAGATCTTATCATCAATTACCGTACATATGAAGTACGCTAAATATCAACCGGAAGTACAACGAAGAGAAACTTGGGAAGAGTTGGTAACTCGTAATAAAGAAATGCATATCAAAAAATATCCAGCTATAAAGGATGAAATAGAAGCTGCATATAAATTTGTATATGATAAAAAAGTATTGCCATCAATGCGTAGTTTGCAGTTTGGAGGTAAGCCTATTGAAATATCACCTAACCGAGTTTATAATTGTGCATATCTTCCTATTGATGATTGGAGATCATTTTCAGAAGTAATGTTTTTGTTGTTAGGTGGTACTGGGGTTGGTTATTCTGTACAGCAGCATCATGTAGATGCATTACCAGAAATACATTTACCGAACCCAGATCGCCGTCGACGGTATTTAATTGCAGATTCAATTGAAGGATGGGCAGATGCTATAAAAGTTTTAATGAAGAGCTATTTCTTTGGAGGGTCTAGGCTGAAATTCGATTTCAGTGATATTCGACCTAAAGGAGCTCGTTTAGTTACATCAGGTGGTAAAGCCCCTGGTCCTCAACCTCTTAAAGAGGCGTTAGTAAAAATAGAGGGAATATTAAATGAGAAACAGAATGGCGAGAAGCTCAAAGCTATTGATGTTCATGATATCGTTTGTTATATTGCTGATGCCGTTCTCGCTGGTGGTATTAGGCGTGCTGCACTTATATCGTTATTTTCGGCAGATGATGATGAAATGATTGCATGTAAAGCTGGCAATTGGTGGGAATTGCATCCACAGAGAGGACGAGCAAATAATTCAGCAGTATTAATGCGACATAAGGTTACTAAAGAATTCTTTACTACCTTATGGAAACGTATTGAAGCATCAGGCGCAGGAGAGCCTGGAATCTATCTATCAAATGATAAAGATTGGGGAACTAATCCTTGTTGTGAAATTGCCTTAAGGCCATACCAATTCTGTAATCTATGTGAGGTAAATGCATCGGATATCAAATCACAGGAGGATTATGAGGCTAGAGTTAAAGCAGCTACATTTATTGGTACGCTTCAAGCAGGATATACCGATTTTCATTATCTAAGACCAATTTGGCAACGAACAACAGAAAAAGATGCTCTTATCGGTATTTCAATGACTGGTATAGGATCAGGTACAGTATTAGGTTATAATATGAAGGCCGCTGCTAAATTAGTTAAAGAAGAAAATGCCAGAGTAGCAGAATTAATTGGTATCAATAAATCAGCAAGATGTACAACCGTTAAGCCAGCTGGAACAACTTCATTAACCTTAGGAACATCATCTGGTATTCATGCATGGCACAATGATTATTATATTAGGCGAGTGAGAGTAGGTAAGAATGAAGCTATTTATACATATCTAGCTATTCATCATCCAGAATTAATTGAAGATGAGTATTTCCGTCCACATGATACGGCTGTGATATCAGTACCACAAAAAGCACCAGCTGGGTCAATATTGAGAACCGAATCACCATTTCAATTATTAGAAAGAGTAAAGCGAGTTCATTTAGAATGGATCAAGTCAGGTCACCGGTCCGGTTCAAATACTCATAATGTATCTGCTACCATATCAATTCGAGACCACGAATGGGATTCTGTAGGAGAGTGGATGTGGGATAATAAAGATCATTACAATGGATTATCCGTGTTACCATATTCAGACCATACATATAAGCAAGCACCATTCGAAGATATCACAGAAGATGAATATCATGAATTGATGAAGAGCTTAAGTAATGTGGATTTGTCAAAGATTGTTGAATTAGACGATGATACAGATCTATCTGGCGAATTGGCTTGTGCTGGTGGAGCATGCGAAGTAGTTTAACATATTCATATTTAGGTACGGAGGATTGGATATACACCATGTATATCCTTTCTTCGCCTAAAAAAAGTTAAAAAAAAGTTTCTGAAAAGGTTGGTCGCGTACGTTTTTTTCTTATCTTTAGATATAACCTTTAAAGAAAGAGATAAATGAGAAAAGTTGAAATGATTGTCCTGAGCCATTTGAATGATGCAATGTTAGAGATGCATATGGAATCGCTGAAAGATCAAGCTTATATGAGATTGCGATTTGTGAAATATCTAATCTTTCATTATCCAGATACCACCGTTGAAATCGATGTAAAGGCTGAGTTCAAGAAATTCCAGTCTGAAGAATCCGTAATTGAAAATCTTAATAAATAATAAAAAAATGAAAAAGTTATATTTCATAGCATTTGCTGCGCTTATTGCATTTGTATGTGTTTATCCAGTTACTTATTATAGTCAATGGGATACTCAAACAGCTACCGTTACCGATAAAGAAAGAATCACCAAAGTATCAGAAGGTAATGATAATAGTTATTATCTCGTCTATACAGATAAAGGTACCTTTAAGGTAGAGGATTCGCTCATTCTGTTCCGGTTCAATTCCAGTGATCTATATGGTAGTATCAAAGCTGATAGTACTTATACATTCAGAACAGTAGGCTTCAGAGCCGGATTCTTATCAGAATATCCTAATGTAGTAACCATTAACTAATTAACTAATGTCAGAAGCAGAATTTTTAGCAGATGGTTGGGAGAAAGTAAATCTCAACGAAGGTAATGTGAACATAGGCGATAATATCGTTAATGGAAATGGATGCTTTGGTACTCTCAAGAAGATTACTAAGAAAGGTAAGTACGCAGTGAGATTCGATATGGATTATTCAGATGAGCCATTAACTAAATTTAGTCCGGCTAAATTCGAAAGATTCTTTCTAGTAGATAAACGATGACATGGCATACGTAAAAGCACCGATTACAATCACATATAAGACTAGTGCAAAAGCTCGGAAGGTCCGTAAAAAGACCTTTCGCAACACTCATATGGATGCGATAATTGCTAGACTCGAAAAAAATAAACTACCTGGATTTACAGAACGAACTGTGATAATTCATATCGGATGGGGTTCAGCGTTTCTATAAAAAGTTTGGTAGATTGAAAATAGTTTCTTATATTGTATATATCTTAATTTAAATAAAATGGCAAAGCAGAAATCATTTAATTATAAAGAATTAGCTATGGACTTTAACTGGTATAAAGTTCCTGGCTGTGATCAAGAATATCTCCGTACTATGATGATGGAGACCATTACTAATAACTCAGTAAATGCAACTGGGTTATCTTTTAGAGAAACATATCCAAATGCATCTAATTTTGCATTGTTTATGTCAGAGGATAATCGAGATAACTATCTTGCTGAGTTTGCTTTAAACGGTGCTGGAACAGCATCACATTTATTAACTGGAGGTCGTAAATATTTCGCGGCCTGGACGCATGAGGGATAATATGAGTAAATTTCAATCGACGAAGATATTCGATGGGTTTAGTACTGTCTTCCGACAATGGCAAGCTAAAGATACGCATTGCAGATTCTTGCATGGATATGCAATTGAATTCAAAGTTACGTTTGAAGGAGAACTAGATCATCGAAATTGGGTTTGGGACTTTGGTGGCATGAAAAGATCTAAAACGCAGATCGATGGATTCAATCCAAAGGCCTGGATGGATTATATGTTTGATCATACTGTAGTTATTGCAGAAGATGATCCTGAATTGGAAATGTTTAAAGATATGCATATGAAAGGTATTATACAGTTAAGACCAATGGCTGGTCCTGTTGGTGCTGAAAGATTTGCAGAATTTATCTTTAAGAAATTAAATGCATTTGTGCAAGAAGAAACCAATGGTAGAGTTAAGATAGCACAAGTCGAATTCTTTGAAAACAAAAAAAATACAGCTATATATAAAGAAGGATGACAATGTCAGGATCAGAACAAAATAAAATACTTATTTCAGAGGATTTCTATTCTATTCAAGGTGAAGGAATAACAACAGGTGTGCCGGCTTATTTTATTAGGTTAGCAAATTGCAATTTGACTTGCGGTGCTACTCCTAAATTTGTTAATAAGTTTAAGAAAGAAGAACGAGATGATACCCCAGGATCATTTCAAGGAGATTTGGAATTGGAAGGTAAGGCAACCTGGACTTGTGATTCGATACCAGAATGGGCTAAAGGTACGCACCGGCCATATGAATATTTGTTTGAAAGATGGGATGAGCAGAATATACTTGCTGATATAGCATCTGGAGTAATTCATATCATATGGACCGGAGGCGAACCTACTATACCAATGCATCAACGAGCTATTGCTGGATTTATGCAATATTTTGAAGAATATTGTTATGCATGTGATTTACCATTTACACCTTATTGTGAAATAGAAACGAATGGTACGGTACCAATTACAAAAGAATTATCTATTTATATTGATCAGATCAATTGTTCTCCTAAGTTAGCTAACTCTGGTATGAGTGCCAAGCAACGCATTAGAGAGAATGCATTAGATTCTATTAGGTCACATCCTAAATATCAATTTAAATTTGTAGTTTCTAATGAAGATGATATCAAAGAAATGTTCGATACATTTATTAATCCATTCAATATTCCGATAACAAATGTATGTTGTATGCCTGGAATGGATTCGCGAGAAAATTTTCATGAGCGAACTAAATGGGTAATGGAAATGGGAATTAAATATAAATTTATAGCGCTGTCTAGAATGCATATTAGCGCTTGGGATCAAACAACAGGAGTTTAAAATGAAAATGAAGCCAATGGGAGATATGCTCCTAATTAAAGTTACAGAAGAAGAAAAGAAAACAAGTTCCGGTATTCTTCTTACAAATAGCCAATCAGGTTATGTATATGGTAAAATAGTATCAGTAGGTACTGGGTTATTTACGCAGACCGGTGATAAAATACCAATGACAGCTACTGTAGGTGATACAGTATTATTGCAGAACCATTTAATTAATGATGGTAGAAAGGTTAAGTTAGAAGGAGAGGAGTATGCATTAATTAGAGAATCAGAGTTATCAATGATATCAACACAAGGTTAAGATGGGAAACGATAAAACAATTGAATTAGTTAAAGAAGGTTTTGCTAACGGAATATCACTCCAGCTTGCAGAAATGCAAAAAAAGCATGGAGATGTAGCTAGTTTAACTGAATTTCAAAAAGCAGAAATTATTGATGAAGCAGAAAAGGCTTTCGGTAAATTTCTAGATGCATTAGGAGTAGATTGGAGAAATGATCCTAACTCATCTAATACACCTAGACGAGTTGCTAAAGCATATGTAAACGATCTTTGGGCTGGTAGGTATGAAGCAGCACCATCTATTACAGCCTTTCCATCTGATGGTTATGATGGTATTGTATTTGAAGGCGGTATTCCATTGACATCAATGTGTTCACATCACCATCAGACAATTCAAGGACGTGTGCATGTAGCTTATATTCCAGGTAAGGATAGCAAAGTTATTGGTCTATCAAAACTAAATCGATTAGTTGAATACTTTGGTCGTAGAGGAGCTATCCAAGAACAATTAACAGTTGCTATTCATAATGCAGTAGATACTATTATTAATGACAATAATGGTGTAGCAGTTATGATTGAAGCTACTCATAATTGTGTACAATGTCGAGGTGTAAAGCATGGTGGTGCCAGCATGAAGACGGCTAAGCTAACTGGCGCATTTAAAGATGATCCGGCTACTAGAAATGAATATTATGAATTCGTTAGAGGATATGAGCAGTAGTAAACAAATTGAATCTAATTTAGAATATATCAGAACTAAGCTACAACTAGCTAAAAGAATTGATATGGATGCTGAATTAGTTTATAATGCATTACTTTTAGCATTGCATGGAGAACATGAAACACCAATGCAGGCATTTGCGGATGCTGTAAACGATATAATGAATTAATGAAAATACTTATTCCAGAATACAAGATAGAACGACGAGTTCGAGCAATGGCACATACCATATCAGAAGAACACCGTAACAGTGGATCATCATATCCACCGGTAATGATATGTGTATTAAATGGCGCTTTTATGTTCTTTACGGACCTAGTGAAAGATATGGGTATAGATATTGAGGTTGATTTTATCCGTCCAAAATCTTATATTGGTAAAGATAATTCGGGTGGCGTTACATTTACTAAAGATATCGAATTATCGCTTAAAGGTAAACGTGTTTATATTATTGAAGATATAGTTGATACTGGTCAAACGATGATGGAAATTTTGAATCGCGTTGATGCAGAAATGCCTGCAGAGGTTAAAGTAGTAACATTGGTTGATAGAAAGGATAACGAATTTCCGATTGATCATTATTGCTTTGAGATTGGAGATGAGTGGGTTGTCGGATTTGGCTTTGATGATAATGGCCTTAAGCGTAATTATAGAAATTTATATGAAATCGATTAATGTATCAGAATATATTTTATTCACGTAAGACAAATACTATTCATCTATGGGATGATATTGAAGGCCATAAGAAGATAAAATATAAGCCATATGCTTATAGAAAAGCTCCTTATGGTCCTTTTGTTGCATTAGATGGTAACCAACTTGAACAAGTATTCAATCCTACTCGAGAAGACCATGGATTATATGAATCTGATGTTAGACCCGAGGTACGAGTTTTAATTGATAGATATACAGATTCAGATGAATCAAGTACTAATCATCGTATATTAACTTTTGATATTGAGGTTGATATTGAAGGTGGATATCCGGATTTAGAAACTGCTGATAAAGAGATTACATCTATTGCATATTATGACCATATGATGGATATGCGATATGTATTTATCTTAGATAAACGAAGGCAAGTAGAATCTAAAGAAGCAAATGACTGCGAGATATTATCTTGTCAGACAGAAGAAGAATTGTTACAGAAGTTCTTATTCAAGTATCATCAAACAGATCCAACTATTTTAACTGGATGGAATATTGATGGATTTGATATTCCGTATTTATATCGTCGGTTAACTATAGTATTAGGTAAATCGATGGCCAATGCATTATCACCTATCAAAGAAGTTAAGTATAATGAACGTAATGATTCATATACTATAGCAGGTGTATCTGCTTTGGACTATATGGCTTTGTATAAAAACTTTACTTATTCTGAAGAATCTAGCTATGCATTGGAGGCTATATCTCAAAAGGAGTTAGGTAAAGGTAAGATTGAGTATGATGGTGATTTGAATACACTTTTTACTACAGATATTCAGAAGTATATTGATTATAACTTGACAGATGTTGATTTGGTCGTAGAGTTAGATCAGAAAATGAAGCTAATTGATTTGGCAATTAGTATATGTCATAAAGGCCATGTACCATATGAAGATGTATTTTATTCTACTAGATATTTAGATGGAGCTGCATTAACATATCTTAAGCGAAATAATATTGTAGCACCATCCAGAAAACGAAGAGTTAAAATTCAGACAGCTGGAGATTATATAGCTCGTAGTACAGAAATTCGTGTTAATGAGATTCCTAGAGATACTCCACCATCAGGTCAATTAAAGATTCATACGTCTAAGAGTGGCAGTGAAAAGGCTGAGTATATTGATATCGATTTCAATCGTAATGTATTTGTACTAAAGAAAGGTATCAATAAGCCATTGCCAGGAGGATTGGATGTTGCTATTGATTTGTTAGGTGCATTTGTAAAGACACCTACACCAGGCTTATATAAATGGGTATATGACTTAGATTTAACGTCTCTATATCCATCTATTATTATGACTTGCAATATTTCACCTGAAACTAAATTAGGTAAGGTAGTTGGTTTTGATGGTCATAAGTTTGTGCGTAATGAAGAAATGCATTTAACTTTAATGCCAGGTTCCGTAGGATATACAACAGAATCTCTTAAAGAATGGTTAACATCTAATAACTATAGTATTGCAGCTAATGGAGTTGTGTATAAAACAGATACGCCTGGACTAATACCAGTTATTCTTGACAAATGGTTTAATGAACGTGTAGAATATAAAAATCTTAGGAAGAAATGTGAGAAGGAAGGAGATGAAGATAAAGCTGTATATTATGACAGACTGCAATTAGTTACAAAAATTATGCTTAATTCATTTTACGGTGCGTTAGGTAATGCAGGATTTAGATTTTATGATCCTGATAATACTATCGCTGTAACCAGTACTGGTCAGCAATTAATTAAGTTTACTGCTGATATCGGTAACAAGTATTATGTAAATGAGTTAGGTAAAGAAAAAGATTACTGCATATATACAGATACTGATTCAACTTTCTTTTCATCGCTTCCTATTATAGAAAAACGATATCCCGAGTTCGATATTAAAGATGAAAATTGGATGGCTGATAAAACTATTGAAGTTGCAGATGAAGTACAAGCATTTATCAATAAAGCATATGATATATATGCCAAGCGATTTCATAATGTAGAATCTCATAGATTTGATATCAAGCAAGAGAATGTTGCTAAAGCTGGTCTATGGATTGCAAAGAAACGGTATGCGCAATGGATTATTAATATAGAAGGTCATACTGTATCTAAACTAGATGTAAAAGGTTTGGATGTTGTAAGATCATCATTCCCACCTGCATTTAGAAAGTTCATGGCCGAGGTGCTTGAGGATATGCTTAAATTGAAAGATAAAGAAGATGTAGATAAGAAGATATTGGATTTCAAAGAGCATATTAAAACGCTTCCATTAATTCAAGTAATGTTTCCTATAGGAGTAAAGGAGCTCAAGAAATGGGAGACAGGTAGATTGTTTGGTAAGCGCATTTCAAGAACTCCAGTGCATGTAAAAGCAGCTTTGAGTTATAATGATTTTCTTAAGCATAGAAAGAATAAAACAACTCAACCTATAGTCGATGCTCAGAAAATTAAATGGACTTATTTAAAATCTAATTCATTTGGTATTGATGAATTAGCTATGAAAGGTTTTGAAGATCCAGAAGAGATTGTTAAGTTTATTGAGGAACATATTGATTATGAAAAGATATTCAATAGAGCATTTGAAAACAAGCTAAATGATTTTTATGATGCTTGTGGATGGGGTAGTATTCCTCAGAATGCAGCATTAAATCAATTCTTTTCTTTTGGCTAATTGAAATTAATTTCTTATATTGTATACAAATCAAATAAATTAAAAAGATGAAAGGTAAATCTCATTGGTATGGCCGTGAATGTGAAGGCCGGTTTGCAGATATCGATACGGTATTTGTAAGAAAGAATATTCCAGAAAATTATAAAGAATATCCGCATATCTATTTTACAATTGAATATGTAAGAAATTGCAATCAGCCAGTTTTGCCACCGGATTTCACAAATGATGCATGGGATGATATATTAGAAATATTAGAAACTAATCAAGTAGTAACTATCGAAGCCGATAGAGGTACTATTAATGATATCCCATTAGGAGTATTTAATCGGGTGCATGTAATTTATAGAATCGAAGATCGGTATCCAATTGATCTCTTAAAGAGTACAGATACTATTTCAATTGATACTGGTAAGTACGCTTCTATTCAATCTATGAAAGGTTGTATGCAACGCATTACACCTGATGATTACAAATACGATAGAAACGACCAATGACTTACAGTTATAAATGTCAAGGCAAGTGTGGTAAAATAGAGGATTACCGCCATGGCATGAACGAGAAGCCAGAATATAAATGTTGTGGTGAAATAATGAAAAAATATTATGGTACTCCGCCAATTGGAATACATGGGGCTAACACCGGTGGAAGATCAGGAACATAAAACGAGTAATAAATGACAAGCAAGAAAAAAGTATGGTATTTAGGCCTTGAACCTCTTAAAGCAAGATATACAGGTCAATTAACAGAAGATTGGATGCCAGCGGCATTTAATCAATTTAAGGAAGATGTAGATTTTATATCAGTTCCTGGAGATTATGATCCTGATCAGGAAATTAAAGTTGGTGCTGTATTAGATGCAGTTGGTCGCGGTGTATTTGCAATGAGCCAAGTAACTCGACTGCTTGAAGCTATTCGATCGGATGATTTTCAAGATGGTGATATTGTATATATTCAAGATATGTGGCATCCAGGAGTTGAAGCATTGTTTTATGCTTGGGACTTGTATGGATATAAAAATGTAAAAGTATATACAAGATGCTGGGCTCAATCAGTTGATGAATATGATTTCACATTCCCGATGAGAGAGTGGATGCGTTATTATGAGTTAGGATTTGATAAATATCTAGCTGGTATTTTTGTAGCAAGTACAATTCATAGAGATCAATTGAGAGAAGCAGGATTTACTGCACCTATTCATGTATTAGGATTACCAGTTCATTCGGAATCAGTTCGTAAGACGGCCGGCAATACTAAAAAGACCTTTAAGGATAATGTAGTAGTTTATACTTCAAGATTTGATAAAGAAAAGAATCCATTCTTCATGATGGAAGTTGCTAAACAATTTTTAGAGCAGAATCCTAAATGGGAATGGCATATAACTACCTCAGGTAAAGAAATCAGAAGTATGATGCCTGGTACGGTAGAAGCATTGCGCGATCTAGCAAAAGCAGAGCCTAGATTTAAAATCTGTGAAGGTATTAGTAAGCAGGAATATTATGATAAGCTTAAGACTTCTGAAGTGCAATTCAATACTGCATTGCAAGATTATGTAGCTTTTACGGCAGTTGAAGGAGATGTATTTAATGCAGATTTAGTATATCCAGATTTCAGATCTTTCAAAGAAACAGTAGATGCTAGTAGAAGATATGTTCCGTTCAAAGTTGATAGTGCTTTAGCGGTATTGAATAATGCTATCAAAACAAAAAGACCAGACCATGGTATTGCAGAAGCATGTGATATTGGTATATTGGCAGAAGCAATGATCGTTTCAAATGGAATTGATTATGAATTAAATGTTTGGCATGAGAAAGAATTATGTAAGCATTTGTTAACAAGAAAAGGTGTAAATGTATGAGTAAAGAATTAATATACTATCCCTCATTATCTGCAGGAGGTAGTGCTGATGCTCTGAAAAAGAATAAGGAGGTTAAGCCTGGCTTAACTGCTAGATTCTATGATAAGTCATTTCCAGAGCGATGGAGACATCCATACTTCCTAATTACTGCCGGCCATCATTATAAAGATATGGAAGCCAGGCAGAAGTATGGTTGTGGTGATGATGTCCAGGTTATAGGTGATTCCGGGGGATTCCAATTGGTTACAGGGGCTATTAAATGGTCGCCAGAAATCAAAGAGAAGATCTTCCATTGGCTAGAGGCCAATTCGGATATCGCCGTAAACCTGGATATACCGCCACGTATTAAATATGAAGGCAAGTTCAGAGAATGCTTAGATATCTCATATGAGAACTTTAAATATTTCGCAGAGAATCAATCAGGTAAAACTCAATTCTTAAATGTGATACAAGGTAATAGTATT